TCAACTTGATAGTCAACTGGATTTGTTAATCCTTCGTTGTCTGTCATATTGTTGATACCATTTTGCCATCTTTCGAAAGCATTTCTTAACTTAAAGTTTGTATCGTTAAGAACAGTTACGGACCAATCTTCAAAGGTTCTATCACCAGCGATTTTAATTTGTCTGCCACGGAAAGGAACATTGATGTTCCCTACTACCATTGCAGGAATTGTAGTCGCTCTACATAAAAAAGCTAAGTCTTCGATTTCACCACCCACAGCAGCGTAACCTGGAAAAGGCATAGTTACCTTAAACTGGTTTGCTCTTGCACCACCGCCAGCGAGTTTAGCTTTAAAATCGTTAATATTAGGCATTTTATTTTCCTCCTGTTATTAACCAGCTACTTCGTCAAAGCTGACGCCAGTTCTAGTTGCTACGAATTGTAATGTGATAAAGTTGATACTTCTTGCTGGTTTAATGAAAATCTCAGCAATAAATTCATTTCTATCAATTACTTCGCCTGTGTTGTTAGTTTCATCACACACTACTAAGAAGTCTGTGATACCTCTACGACCTTGTACCTCTCTAAGGAAAGGCTCTACAATGTTTCTAAAGTTCGCTCTTGTAAATTCATCATTGAATTCAAACAATTGGAATTTAGAAGCAGTTGAAATTGCCTTCTCTAAAGTGATGAACAGTCTTCTTACATTGATTCTATCAAATGCACTTGGTGAAGATAAACCAGTTTTATCACCGAATAAAACAGTACCTTGACCTGGGAAGGTTGATACCGGATTTACTCTCTTAGGATATAATTGGTCTCTTTGTGCTTTTGTAGGATTGTAAGCAAGTTTAACTGCGCCTCTAACAGTACCTCTATTGAAGCCTGCTGGTGAATACCAAGCATCTGCAATAAGGTCAGTTCTAGCCGCTAAGCCTGCCATATCACCGTTTAACGGTACATATCTGTAAACATCATTGTATCTGTCGTACATATATTTGTAACCAGAGTCAAATACAACATAACTTGAAGAACGAATATTATCAAAGAAACCGATAACATTTGTTGTTTGTGTATTTGTGTTAGTTACATTGACAACATCACTTCTTTGTGGAGAAGCAAAAACGATAGCGTCTTTTCTTTCTTCAGCAATTGTGATTAGATTGTCAACATGAGTTGTACTACCAGAAGGACCAGCAATGATTAATCCAACATCAACTGTTTCGCCGTCTTGGAACTTCTCGTAAGCAGTTTTAAGTTGGCCAGTAGTTACTGTTGAACCATTAGAACCACCTGAAAGTGAGTCATTAGTTGGAGCAGTCACAGCTGTGTATGTTGTACCTGAAGCTGCTGTTCCCCAATTTGATCCGCTTGCATTGTGGTCAGTCCACCAAATGTATTTTGATTTAGTCGAAATAACATTTGGATAATAGTTATCATCTCCTTGTGGAGTTTTTGCATCAGAAGCTTTTGATACTTTAGAAAAAGTTTCTAATACTGTACCAGGAACACCTGAAATGCCACCATCTTCGTCAATGACTACAATGTGCATCTCATCATTACTTCCGTTTCTTGTAGAAACATAAGTTGAAGTGCCTGGAGCACCATCTACTGAATCGTAGTATCTCCATCTTCTTTTGATTGAAGCATCATCAACAATAGCAGATTTTAAACCGCCAGCACCTCTTGGATGTTGAACGATTGTTAAATCATTTGTTGAAATTGCTGTTACTCTATATTTGTCTCCTGAGTCAAAGTCTGAACCAGAAGCAGTAGTTGAAAATTCAATGATGTCGCCAACATTGAAATCTGTGCCATCATCAACAGTTACGGTTGTGTCGCCAACTGCTGTTGTGTCATCTACCTTACTTGTCGCTGTTTCTTCATAAGCGGCCGCTGAAGGACAAGTAGAAACAAGTAAGTTGTTTCCATATGTGCCTGCGCTTCGAGCTACAAAAGTAGCCGAGCCTGCGTTGCCACCTGAAGCATAGTTATTTTCGTAGTCATCTGAATTCTTAATCAAAACACCAGTTGATGATGTTGTTGCATTAACGGCAGATGTTTGGGTAGCTCGTACTACTCTAAGAGCGTTAGAATATTGTAGGAAGTTTGCAGCCGAAAACCAATATTCAAAGTTGGTTGAATCGGGCTTGCCAAAAGTCGCTACTAATTCTTGTTCACTAGAAATTGCTACTATTTCGTCCAATGGACCTTGATTTGCTACAATAGCAACAGCCCCAATAGATGTAGAAACGGCAGGAATAATCCTAGTAAGGTCTCTTTCCTGTACGAGAACACCTGGTGATACTTGAAATGCCATAGGTTTTCTCCTTTAATTAGCTAATTATTACCTTTTTTATCATTATTAATTTTGTCAATAATCGTATTACTCATACGCCCATATTCAAACTTTATCACTTGTAGATATTTATAATAACTACAAATTACACTATTTAAAACCCTTTCCGTATATCAACTGGATGCCATACGGTACCATATTCATCTACCTCAGATTTTTCGTGGTCTGGAATACCATCATCTACAAATCCAAAAGGCGCCATATCTTGTTCAATTAAGGCTTGTTGTTCCTGATATAGTTGGTTTCTTATATTAGAGTTAGATAACTCTTTAAAATACTGCTGGTTTGACAACCAACCAAATATGACTAAACACATCATAAGGTCATCATTACAACCATCCTCCGCCATCCAGGAGTTACCACGCCTACTAAATGTTGACATCTCCTCTATTAACTGAAAATCATTGATAATAAGCTTGTCTGATTCGATTAGTGTTTTAACACTCTGGCAACCTAGTGCTTTGACTTGTTTTGTCATTCGAACACCGATTGAAGTACCTCTACCACTAAACATTGCACCTAATATTTGACCTGCTCGGCCTCTTTGAGTAGTCATCATCATATTATCATACTCTAATTCCATGTGCATAATTTCAGATATCTGTTGGCCTATATCGTTCACTTCCACTAGCACATGGGCATGGTTATATCCTTTACAGACTTGTTCTACAATACTAGGAAAAACATGAGGTTTGATTTCATTATTCTTATATGTACAAACTACTTCGTAAGGTATTTTTGTAACATCAATAATAGTAAAAGCAGAATAGTCTTTTCCTGTTCCACGAGCCACATCAACGGTACAAGCATACATTCGACCTTTTTCTGGTCGTTTGAACATATGTAATCCATTTTTACTCTCAATCGCCGGTATATACGGGGTCGCCTTTATTTTTGCCGGCGATATAAGAGTATCTACAGAGCCTAAAAATTCACATTCAAACTCTTGTTGGAATTGTTCAGGTGAGGTGTTTCTGATAGTGGTTTCTTTCCACTTCTCATCTCTACCTGGAACTTCCGACCAATGCACTTCGATAGGTACATAATCATTTTGTTTATTGATTGCATCAACCCATAACTTATAGTACATATTCATACCGTGTGGTGTTGATACAATAATCATCTTTGTTTTTTTACCAGATGATATAGTAGGGTAAACTGAACTAAAAAACATTTCGGCAATATTAGCCGGCACGAAAGCAAACTCATCTAAGAAAATAATATTAAATGAACCACCTCGAATTGCACTTGAAGAAGTTGCAGCTGCGACAATGGTTGATTTATTTTCTAATTCAATGTTACCTTTATTCCAGTTGATTACGCCTTGTTGCAACCACTTAGGAAGATTTTCGTATGCGAGTTGCAATCTTCCGAGGATGTCACGAGCCGTAGATGATTTATTTGCAAGTATAGCAATATTAGAATTAGGATTAAAGAGCGCATAATGTAACAAATAAGAAATAGTCGTTGTTGACTTTCCTGATTGCCTCGGTAGTTTACAAATAGTGAATCTGTTATCGTGTATGGTTCTTACAATATGTTTTTGAAATCCATACATCTTAAAAGGTACTAGACCTTCATCAAGTGATACAACCTGAACATAACTTTCCATAAAATAAATTGGGTCTTTTTCACACTTCTTATATTCTAAGATTTGTTCTTTAGTAAATTCTTGTGGTGTGTTGACCTTTTTTAAATTAGGATTACCTAAGTATGCGTCAGTCATTTATTATTATGCCTTCTATATGTGTATATCCCATTTTAACAGCCGCTTCAATACGGCTACTACCTTTATAAACAAAATACTCTTTATCGTAATTAGGGTTTGTATCGTGTTCTATCTCTACACAATCTAACATTTCTTTACCATCTAATATGTCTTGTAACATTATGCCATTTTTGACATAACTTAAACTACTTATCGGAAATATCTTTTTCTTCGGATGGTGTTGCTTTGCCTTCAATAATTTTTTCATCGCCTTTTAACATCTTTTGCAATTCAGCAGTTGAACCGACAAACAATGCGTTTTTAATATTTGCATTGGCTGTTTTAGGCAACTCTTTTAAAT